TGTAGACTGTCTTTGTAAGCATTGGGAAGCAAGGTTAGAAATGAAGGATTTATCCTTTGGTAAAGAGTATGCTGTATTGAATAAACAGATGGCCAATGAAAAGAAGAAATTTAAGAAGATACTAAAGGAAACCACTATAAGGGCCACACCCAAAGACGAAATACGAAAGGCAATAGTAAAATCAGTTTGTTCTAATCCGGGTGTTTCTTCAAGGCAAATCCATGAATCATTGCCAAAGAAACTTAAAGATAGAAGTTCCCCTCAGATTATATCTAAATTAGCCAGAGACCAAAATATAACTAATGTTGATGGCGCATACTATAAAATAAATGATGAAATAAAGAAGAACATTTGGTCATATACTGCCGCATTCATAGATTCAGATGGATATATTACAATGGATAAAAACCATAACCCAAGAGTAGGTTTAGTAGCAACAGGTAATAGAGGAAAGGCTTTTATGATGGAGATGCACAAATCACTAGGTTTAGGAAGATTGCATTTAGACCAAAAATCACCCCAAGACACTAGACCAGTTAATAGACTAAATTTTTATTCAGGAGATGAAATTACTAAATTATTGACGGCGTGTTTACCCCACTTTAGAATGAAAAAGAGGAATGCCGAAGTCTTATTAGAATTAATTAAAATAAAGAAAAACGATAAGAAAAAGGATTGGTATGGTAATAGAAAGGTTGAGTTGTTTAAGTTAATGAAATATTACAATCATAGTGATAACACTAAATTTGATTGGAAAGCATGGGATATTGATATAGATAATATAAATAAACTAGAAGAAAATAGTAAAATGGAGGTGTGAATATGGTAGAAGAAAAGAGAAGATTTAGTTTAACTAATTTGTTTAGAAGGGGAACACCCACACCAGAAGATAGAAGAATATTTAATCCCGGTATTCAAGAGAAAGACACAAGTTACATGATAACATCACCAATACTTTATCATGTGGCTCAATCTTCTGTTATTGTTAGAACCTGCACAACACAACTAAAGAACGAAATATTCCGTAGGGGATATACATGGGAAGAAAAGTTTGTTAGCAAGTGTAAAGATTGTGGTAACGAACATAAGAGCGCAACAACAGAATGTATAGATTGCAATTCTACTAATTTAGAAAAACCAGATAAAAACCAACTTAAATATGCTCACAAATTTTTAGATGGCTATGTAAATTCTTCTGAGCAAATGTTTATAGATATATTAAAAGAATTAGAGGATGATTTGAATATAATGGATGATGCATATATTGTTCTAGTTAAAGAATATTTTATTGATAACGCTGGTAAAATAAGAATGCATAAGATTAAAGAAATGTATAGAGGCGACCCAGTCACAATGCATATTTATTCTGATGAAAATGGTGATAAAGGTAATTCTGGGTTCACTTGTATTAAACACAGAGATTTTATTACAGAAGATTCAATTGGTGAATGTGAATTATGTGGAGATACCTTATTTCCAGTTCATTATGTAAATAGAGTTAATGGTAGGGAACAGTATTACATTGAAGGAGAAGTATTGCACTTTAGTAAATATAACCCAAGTAGGCTTTATGGGTTATCACCAGTTCTTACATTATGGAATCACATTACTACTTTACTAGCAATGGAAAATTATGTCAATTCATCTTATTCAAAGAGCAGAATGCCTAGAGGATTGTTAGCAGTTCAAACTAGAAACATTGATTCAATGAAATCCTTTTGGCGCGGAGTCAAAGAGAAAATGGAACAAGACCCACACTTCATTCCTGTAATGGGTATTGAAGCAGAAAATGGGAAGGGTTCTATTGAGTGGATTAAATTTATGGATAGCCTAAAAGAAATGGATTATGTTTCGGTTAAGGATGACTTAAGAGATAGAATTTCCGCATTCTATGGAGTTAGTAAAATCTTCATGTCTGACAATTCAGCAAGTGGAGGATTGAATAATGAGGGTATGCAGATACTTGTTACTAATCGTGCCGTTGAAATGGCGCAGACTATTTGGAATGAATATGTTTTACCGTTTGTTACTTTAGAATTTGGAGTAACTGATTGGCAATTAAAACTTCCACCATCAGAAGAAGAAGATGCGATTGCTAAATTAAGAAAGAGAGAGATAGAAGTTAATATCGCTGCATCTATTAAAAATCTAGGCTTTGCTGTTGATATGGATGATGAAGGTAGATTCACATACAAAAAAGAAGAAGCCCCACAAGAAGGACAAGAAGATGTTGAGTTAGACCAATATGCAGGAACTAACATAGACCAATCACATTTAGGTGAAATGATGGAACAAGGAACAAAACCTTCAATGGATGATGCAGGGCAACCCGCAAAGGTTAAGGCTACACGCAATAAGCCAAGCATGAGCGAAGGCCCAGATAAAAGATTCACAGGATTACCAGCAGAAGCAGGTAATCAAAATGTAGATAAAAGAACAGAAAAAAGAGTAGGTTAATATGAGTGAAGAAAAAAGCGTAAGAGAATTAGAGAAGGCTTTAGCGAAAGCAAGAAGAAAAGAAAAGAGTGAACATGTTGTTAAAACAAGTAGAAATTTTGATTACATTGGAGCAGACCCTAAAACAGTAAAGAAAGAAAAACCCGGAATGGCTGACACTCCCGGCTATGTTGGGTTACCAAAGAAACAAAAGAGAAAGACCGAAAATAAGTGGTAATTATGACTTTCATGGACATACTTAGGAAGTCGCCTGATACTAAGGAAATGTCAATTTTAAAAATTCAGAAGCCATATAAAACCAAGCCGTTGTATGATAAATTAAAAAGCATGGTAGAAAACAAACATGAGAATCAGTCGCATAGGATAATGGAAGAAGTAGATAATGCAATAAAAGAATTTCAAGATACTGGTGCAAAAACATTAGATAAAGAAGGCAAGGATAAAAATAAAAAACGAATTGAAGAAATCAATGATATGATGTCTAAACTTAAGGTAGGAAAAGAACACACAAAGAATCCAACGAAAATAAAGGCATTAAGTAAGAATATAAATTTAATGTATGAGGTTCAACCAGATATATTAAATTCAATTGCTGAGATTAAATCTTTGGATATTAAAATAAATGGTTATAAGGAATCCTTAAAAGAATATGAAGGAACACAAGGGGAAGAAGCAGAAGAAAGAAAAAAAGAGTTTAACGACGCATTAAACGCAGTTAAAAATGTTAGACTTCAACATTATAATAATCTTGATAAAAATAAAGCATCGGTTTATCATTTGTTAGTGGGAACATATCCTAGAAATATTAGAACCCCAACAAAACAAGAACGCAAAGATAGCATTAGACCCCCTACAAAAGAAAAAGAAGTGTGGGATGAAACTCTTAATACAGGAATAAAAAACTATAAACGAGCAATTGCTGCTCTTCAAAAAGACAAAGTAAAATTAAGCGCGAGAGATGTATCTAATTTGAAAAAGAAGTATATTGATGAAATTAAACGCTTAGAGAATGAAATTAAAACAGGAAAGGAAGCAAAAACTCCTTTGATTCTATCTCAAGACTATACTGAAAGGATAAAAGCATCTACAATAGGAATAGGCTTATATGATAAATTAAGAGATGCAGTAAAAGAACTTAAATTACCTAATTATGAAGAAAAAATTCTTGATATGTTTATTACATCTAAGAGGAAAAAAACCACAAAAATTAAAGATAGAGATTTGAATAAACAAGAAGAAGCATTATTAGATTTAATATATGAATTAGATTCTGAAGAAGTTAGTAGAGGGACTTTAATTAGATTAAAAGATAGAAATATTCTAACAAATAAATTTTTATATCAATTAGACCAAATAGTTGCCGGAGAGAATAAAAAACTATTTCATCCTAAGTTAATGAAGCATTTAGTTGATATAGAATTAGGTGAAAAAGGGGAAGAAATATCTAGGAGAAGCAGTAGAACATATATTCAATTGCGTAATAAACTAAAGGAAATTAATCCTAAGATGAATGTTCCAAGTAAAAGAAAAATGCAAGCCCTTATGTCTAAACTCAGGACAACTAAAATAGGGGTGTTGCAATTAGCAAGAAATGTCAATAAAACGAAAATACCAGATAATATACTATATTCTGAGTTAATTAAATTATTCCCTGTTTCTCAATTGAATATATTAACTAAAAAGACAAAGAATTTAGAAGATGTGTGGGAAACAATAACAGACATGTATTACCTAAAAGAATCAGATATAGAATTTGATGATGGCGACGAAGAGGGATGGTCTGACAAAAAATAATTAGTGTAATAGAATCAAAATATAATGAATTTATTGAAGATGTAACAGAAGAAGAAAAGGCAACAGCCAAACAAAATATTACTAATGATTATTACAAGAGTCAAATCAAAAGAATAACATCAAAACATTCTGAATATCAATTATATTTAGAAGCAACAATTAAATTATTGAATCATTATATTAAAGCAAAACAAAGAGAATCTTCTATGGTGGAAGGGATGGATATTGATATTGATTTAGAAGGCTCACTAAAAGAAACACTAGACACTAAAGAAGAAATTAACGATGCATATAGGGATATGAAATCATTTATTCCTGATTGGGATGAACTTAAGAGAAATATCATACAAGAAGAGAAGGAACAGAAAAAGAAACACCAAAGGCTGCTCCTCAATTAACTTCTCTTGAAAGAGAGTTTGAAGAACAAAAGGAAAAACTTACATCTAAACCAAATCCTTATAAAATTAGTAGGGCAAAGCGAGATAAACATGGTAATCCTGTGTATAGAGATAATCCAACAACAGGCGAAAAAGAAATGGTTATGGAAGCAGAACCTGATATTAGTCCATTAAAAGAAGCATATGAAAAACAAACTGAGCAAAGAATAAAGGCTCTTGAAGAAAAACTAACTGAGTTAGGTGATTCCGAAGAAAATGCTTCTGAAATTGCTGAAACAGAACAAAAATTGAAAGACACAAAACAATGGCTAGTAGATTTTAAGAAAGCAGAAGATGTTATAGAAACAGTAGGATTACTCAAATCATTAGATTCGGAGGATGTAATATGTGGAAAGAAATAATTAAAGAAGACGAAGGTTTGCTTCGTAAAGTAAACCCTAAACAAAAGAAGAAAATAAAGAAATTAGTTCAGTCATCTGAGCCAAGCGAATATATGGGTCAAGACTTTACTAAATTAAATGACTTAATATCAGAATTAAAACAAGTGGATATGTTAAAATCCGATAAAAAATTAAGAAAGAAAATGGATAAAATGGATGAGGCAAATGTCCTATTAACAACCAAAGCCTCAAAACTAAGAAAAGAATATGAGACTCTATATCGCCAACTAAGAGGTGTTGTATATCCAAAGAGTAAAGGTGATTTAGGAGATGAAAAAGATGAGTGAAGAAAGTGAAATGTTAATGCTCTTAAAAGAGTTAGTTGATAAGGTAAAACAATTAGAGAGTGCGGTTTATAATGACGATAATTTGTTGATGAAATCAGGTTATGTCGTTGCTGCTACACCCACTCCTGTTATTGCTGTAAGTGATAATGTAGCAGATGATAAAATAGCAAAGATGGATTGGACTGAAATTAATGATATGGTTTCAAGAATAGAAGGTGGTTTTTAATGGATGATTTATTACCAAGAAAAGTAACAAAAGAAGAAAAGATTGATGATATATTAGCGGAAGCAATTAATAAAGCAAAAGAGGCAGTTGAAGCATTAGGGAACTATAATGAACTCCCTGTTGATGAAAGTGTTGAGTTAGAAGGGGAAGAAGTTAAATTAACTAAACCAAAGAAAACTCCTGCTGAAGAAAAAGTTGATGCAATAGAAGGAATTAGACCAACATTCGGAAAGGAATGATATGATTCTAAAAGGGGTCTTTGTGGGCAAACAAAGCAAAGCATTGGCGAAGCGTATCTTAGATTTTTATGAAGATGTTAGATACAATTATTTGTCTGCAAAAGATGACCCTAAGAAATATAGAAAAGAATGGATTGATTCTATTAAGAAAGTAAGAAAAGACTTCGATGGATTAGGAGAATTTACAGGAATATTAAAAAAGTTTGTAGACGAAGAACTGTTGTTTAGTAAAAGAGTATTAAACCCAGAGTCACATGATGCACAAAAATTATATGATTCAATTAAAGAAATGCGCTTTAATTCAGATGAGTTAAATGACCCCTTTGCAAAACAAATGGGCGATGAAGTTATAGATAACTTATTGCGCTCGCCTCCTATTTATGCTATGTTCATACACTATGCTATACGCTCGCACACGCATAGCATTAAGTCTGCTGCGTGGGAAAAGCACGAACTAAAACCAGATAATCTAACTAATGGAGCAATGGGTTTAGATTTAAGCATCAAAGATGTTCCGTTGTATATCATTGAACATTATGGCGATGGTAAAAAGAATGAAAGAGTGGAAGATAAGTTTAATGGCGCATTGAAACTTTTAAAGAAGATATTTTTAGAAGACAACTCAGAAGAAGATTGGGACAAATTAGTTGAATTAGATTTTAAGAAAAGCGAAAAGGAGAAAGCAGAAATAGATTTCATTATACCAAATAAACCAATGTATAGAATATTTGAAATTAATGATATTAAAGAACTAAAAGGATTTAGTGGAGAATGGTCTGTTCAAGAAAAATATGATGGGATAAGAATCCAAATACATAAAACAAATGGTTCAGCCAAAGTATATACTTACAACGAGAAGGACATATCTAATAAATGTGAGGACATACTAAAATTAATTAAACAAAAGAAGTTTGGTGAAATGATATTAGATGCAGAATTAATCTTATATGATAATGACGAACCATTACATAGAGCAGATACAATAGCGCATTTATTCAAAGACAAATACAAAGATGCCACATTGAAGGCTAAGGTATTTGATATTATGAGTCATGATGGAGAAAACCTTACAGATAAAACACTTAGAGAAAGAATAAATGTATTACAATACCAATTGGCTCAACATTCTGATGATATATTAGAATTTCCTAATAAGAAAAACACTAGAGATGCAGATTCATTAAAAGAAGTGGAAAAATATTCAAAGGATATTATGCAATCTGATACTGCCGAAGGAGTAGTTATCAAAGATATAGAATCAACTTATTACATTGGAACTAGAAAAAATCCTAAGTGGATTAAATATAAAAAATTCGTTGATTTAGATGTAATAGTATTAGATAAAAATAAGACTAAATCTAATCTTTATTCTTATGTTGTAGGAGTTGGCCCTCTTAGTGGAGAAGAATCTAGAACATATGATGGAATAGAATATGAAGGTAAAACATATCTAAAGGTTGGTAAAGCACTAAACACTAAAGAAAATGTAGAAATAGGTTCTATTGTAAGAGTCAAAGTAGACGAAGTTAGAAGGGCAGGTAAAGGTTTTAGTTTGTATTCTGCAAAGGTAATAGAATTACCAGAAGTAGATTCTCCTGAAAAGGTAGTTACTTTAGAGTTATTATCTAAAGAAGGCAGAAAGTCTTTGAAATATAATGTAGAAGAAGCCTTGTTAAAATATACTATTACAGATGGTATTCATGGTTCTGCTGAAATACTTTTAAAATCAAATTATGAAGGATTTAATATATATGGAATACAAGGAGATAGTTTAATGGAGAAGAATGCTATTTCTGATATAGATATGTGGAAAGACCAGTTAAATGATATTCAAAAAGGTAAAACAGCAGAAGCAATAGTTAAAATTAAACAGTTTCTTCAGAATAAAGACCCTAAAGAGAAAGGAATTCATGTTAAAGAAATATTCGAGTTTGTTGCTAAAGAAGATGAAAAACTCACAGAAGCACTATTTGAAAATAATCCTAGAAAACTCAAGAATTGGATGAATGACCATGATGCCTTTATTCCCATGAGTGGGCAAAGGTTTACAGCAAAATACCAAAGTAATAATTAAAGATGAAGAACAGAATGATAGTAAGTATGGGAAGTTTAAAATCTATACTAGAGAAGATGATAATTTAGATTTTATAATTACATATAAAGATAAAACATTTGCTTGGACTATTGATATAGATAATACAAAAGACATTTACAATTTATTTGGAAAATCTGGTAAATATCCTGCTGAAATTTCTAGGGGAGTAAAGAAGGATAAATTATTAGATAGTGGTAAAATACTAATGGGGGTTCAAAGGCATGGTTATCATGAATATAAATTAGAAGGAGACAAATTTGAAACAAGATTACATATGCGGGTTGTTCCAGTCAAAGACCAAGATACATGGCTTGCATGGACAGGAATCAAACAAAAGATGCTAGAACGCCAAGAAGAAGAAGGTTTATGGGATATTACTGAAGATAGGTATAAAAAATTAACCATGCAAATAGAGGAATGACGCTCAGTTCATATAGAAGAAATAGGAAGTGCTTGTGTGTCCGAAGCGATATTGCTTAAGTCGAATGACGATAACGAGTTTAACATTCTAAAATCAGATGATTTAGTAATTGGTGGATATGCTTCAATAGAAATTGTAGATAAACAAAATGATTTGATAACACTAAAAGCATTAGAAGAAGCAGTAACAAAATATATGCAGACTCCTAAATATAGAAATGTAATGTCTAATCATTCAAATGTTCAAGTAGGAGATGTAATAGAAAAACATCGAGATAAAAGCGGTAATCTTCATAAAACACAAGTAGATGATGTAGGATTTTATGTTGTAATTAAATTGAGAGACGACATTGAAAAAGCAAAAGAAATCTCAAGAGGAATTAGAAAAGGAACATTGCGTTCATTTAGTATAGGTGGTCAAGCCTTAAGTAAAAGAAAGAAGTCTAATGATGAGTTAGGCGAATATAATGAAATTGACAAATTAGAACTCCATGAAGTAACAATCTGTGAAAAAGGAATAAACCCGGAAGCAAAGTTTGATATTTTAAAAGAGGAGAAAGATAAAATGAGTGAAAAACTAGAAAAAGCACTTGAGGAGTTAAATGGGTTTATGGCCCAGTTAAACGACTTCAAGAAAGAAGAGGCTGACCTCGACCTTGACGAAGAAAAGATGGATGGGTTGGAAGCAGTAGAAGAGCCAATGGAGGAAGAAGGTCTGGAAACAATGGATTCAGATGAAGAAGAACTCGAATTGGCTTCTTATGATGATGCGGAAATGAAAGGCCGCACAGGGCCAGAAGGTTTTGTTGAGAATGCAGGAGCAGGTGAAGAAACACAGGGCAAAAAGCATGAACAAGCAGGACAGTTAGGTTCACTATATAAGGAATGGTCGAATGATGAGTTCGCTACCTTAGACCTTTCAAACGAAAATGTAGAAAAAGCCTATGAAGCGTTTAAGGCAGAACAATTAGAGAAGATGGCTTATGACTCTCTAAAGTCCCAATTCGCTACAAGGTTCGCAGACGAGCAAACAGTCCGAAAGGGCGATGTTGCACGACGCGAGTATGACGCAAAGAACGAAGTAGAAGCACTAAGAGATGAATTTGCTACATTAAGGAAATCTCTTTCAGAGCAGACAGAAACAATAACTAAGGCACAAACTATTGAAGTGCCTGAAGTTGATGTATCTGAAATGTCGTGGGCTGAAATTAATAACTTTGTAGCACAATATGAGGAGTGAATAAAATGAGTGGATATATTAAGACTATGAAAGACTTAGAAGCCGCTACCTATGGAATTAGGGGCGGAACAGGAAATTCGTTGTTAAAGAGTGCAGGTGTCGTTGGTGGATTACATACCGCCCACGATGCGTCTACATCTGTTATGTCAGGTGCAACTGGATTAAGCAGTCTTTACAACAAAATATACGGACAA